GCTGCTTCTACGTCTGCAAGTGCTGTCCGAGGCATGTCGTTCAATATCCTCTTCCTCGATGAGTTTGCGTTCGTTCCAAACCATGTTGCAGAACAATTCTTTGCATCTGTTTATCCTACTATTACTTCTGGTAAATCAACGAAAGTCATAATCATTTCTACTCCTAATGGAATGAATCACTTCTACAAGATGTGGGAGGATGCTAGGAATGGTAAGAATGGTTATGTAACGAATGAAGTACATTGGTCTCAAGTTCCAGGTAGAGATGCTAAATGGAAAGAGGAGACGATGAAGAATACGTCCAAGAGACAGTTCGCACAGGAGTTTGAATGCGACTTTCTTGGATCTGCTGATACATTAATATCACCAGCAAAATTACAAGCTATACCATTTACTGAACCTATACAAAGCCATGCAGGACTTGATGTTTATGAGAGATCTCAAAAAGATCACGAATATATTATTACTGTGGATGTTGCCAGAGGAATTGGTGGCGATTACAGTGCTTTCATCGTGTTTGATATCACCACTCTCCCGTACAAAATTGTTGCCAAATACCGTGATAATGAGGTTAAGCCTGTATTGTTTCCGTCCGTCATCCTTCAAGTAGCAAAAGAATATCACTTACCTTATATACTTGTTGAGGTAAATGATATTGGTGATAGTATAGCAGCAACACTAAACTATGACCTTGAGTATCCTAACGTACTCATGTGTGCTATGAGAGGTAGAGCAGGTCAAGTAGTGGGTCAAGGGTTCTCTGGAACCAAGACTCAACTAGGTGTGAAGATGAGTATCACAGTTAAGAAGCAAGGTTGTGCAAACCTTAAGGCAATCATAGAAGAAGACAAATTAACATTCCAAGATTTTCATGTCTTACAAGAACTTACTACCTTCATTCAGAAGAAGCAAGCATGGGAAGCAGATGAAGGATATCATGATGATCTTGTAATGTGTATGGTACTCTTTGCATGGTTGGTTATGCAAGAATATTTCAAAGAGATGACTGACCAAGATGTTCGTAGAAGAATATATGAGGAGCAACGTAATCAAATAGAACAAGACATGGCTCCATTTGGATTTATTGATGATGGACTAGGTGATGATTCATTTGTTGAAGATGGATCATTGTGGGAATATGGTGAGACACAAGAAGAAGTCTCATATATGTGGAACTACTAGTGGATCTAGAGCAGCAATTTGATCTAGAACATTTGCTATTTAAGCAAAGAAAATGTAGAATATGTGGAAGAACTAAAGATTTAATGACTGATTTCTATCTTACTCGTAAGAATAGAAGTAGATTAGCATCAGCATATTCTTACGAATGTAAGATATGCACTATAGAAAGAGTAGTGAAAACTAGAAAAAGTAAGAAGAAAAATAGACCTAGACCTTTACCTCCATACCTAGCAGATTATCCTGATTGGTAATGTTCACGTTTTGTTTCCCCACTTGAAAGACGTTAATTTCTAAATAAGTATAGACAATTTATCGATCATTTTATCGGGAGAAACGAAACATGGCAAGTCAAATCTCGCCTGGTGTTGTCATTAAAGAAAGAGATCTTACAACTGGTACAGTTGTTAACTCTGCTGCAACTAAAGCAGCAGTTGTTTCAACATTCCAGAAAGGTCCAGTTAATGAAATCACCACGATAGCTTCTCAAAGAGAATTAGTAGACACATTTGGTAGTCCAGGTGACTCGAATGCAGATGACTTTTTTGTAGCATCTGAATTCTTGAACTATGGAGGTCGCCTTGCTGTGGTACGTGCAGAAACTGGTGCGGTCAACGCTGGTGCTGCTGCTATCATCCGTAACAAAGTTGACTACGAATCTCGTATAGAAGCAACCACTCCAGCATGGAAGTGGGCTGCTCAAACACCTGGTATTTGGGGCAACGATTATGACGTTGTTATTGCAGACCGTGGTGCAGATCAATATGTAACATTTGCTTCAGCACCTGCTGGTATAACTGCTGGTACAAACTTAACATTTAGTTCAGGTAAGGGAGGAGAAGTTCTTTCTTATGATGCTGCAACATATACTGCTGCTGTTATTCTGGATGATCCTACAAGTAGAATTACTGCATCCGATACCCTTGATACTCCCGATGAGGGTCGTGTAACAGGATTCACTGTTAGTGCTGGTGGTGTTAACTACACAACAGGTACTGGATTAGTAACCACAGGTGGTGCTGGATCTGGTGCTAAAGTAGATATTACAGTATCTTCTGGTGCTCCTTCAACTCTTACACTTACCGCACCTGGATCAACATATGGTGCTACTGGAACTAACGTAGCAACATCTGGTGGTAATGGATCTAACCTAACTGTAGACTTCACTTCAACTGGTGGTGTTATTGATAGCGTATCTATCAACACTGCTGGTACAGGATACACAGTTGGAGATGTAGTAACAATTACTGGTGGTGGTAACAACGCACAGGTGACCATCGCTGCTGTAAAAGGTGCAATCACTGCTGCTGTTGTTGCAACAGATGGTGCTGGTGAAGGATATGCTGTTGGTAATACATTAACAGTTGTTCAGACTGGTGCATCTTCAGGTACAGTTGACGTTGCTACAATCCAAGACTCAACAATCGCTGTTACTACTTCCGATTGGTGGACTAATACAAATACAGATGGTACTCAATCAGCTGCTGCTGATGGTAAGATTAAACTATCTGCTGTTGGTCCTCGCCCAGGTACTTCACAGTTCGCTGCTGATCGTGGTCTCTCATATGACGAGGTTCATGTTGGAGTTATTAACAGAACTGAAGGTACTGTTGTTGAAAGGATTCAATACCTTTCTAAGTTTACTGATGGTGTATCAACAGAAGGTGCTTCTGCATACTACCCAACAATTGTAAAGGAAGTATCTAACTACGTTTACTTTGGTTCACATGTAACTGCTGCACATAACCCTTCTAGTGGTGGTGCTGGTCTTGCTGTAGGTACTGCTGCTTCTGCTGCTGCCTCAGGATCTAAGATGCAACTCTTTGGTACTGTACAAACAGTACTTGCTGGTGGTACTGATGATTATACATACACACCTGCTGAGTTCACAACTGGAATAGAATTATTCAATGATACTGAGACAGTTGATGTAGACTACATCCTTATGGGTGGTTCAATGTCTACTGAAGCAGATACTAAGTTGAAAGCAGCACAGTGTATCACAACTGCTAACCTAAGAAAAGATGCTATCGCATTTGTTTCTACACATAAAGGTAATCAGGTATCTGGTACAGTTGCACTCTCAAGGACTGATCAGAAGGATAATACAATTAACTTCTTCTCTTCTTTGGGTTCTACATCATTCGCTGTATTTGATAGTGGTTATAAGTATTTCTATGATCGCTTTAACGATAAGTATCGCTACGTTCCTTGTAACGGTGACGTTGCTGGTCTATGTGTCGCAACTTCTGCAACACTTGATGACTGGTTCTCACCTGCTGGACTATCACGTGGTGGTGTGAGAAATGCTATTAAACTAGCATACAACCCAACTCAATCTGATAGAGATGAACTTTATCAGAATAGAATCAACCCAATTGTTTCATTCCCTGGCCAAGGCATAACCTTGTTCGGTGATAAGACTGCATTGTCTTCACCTTCAGCGTTTGATCGTATTAACGTTCGCCGTCTCTTCATCAATATTGAGGAGAGAGCTGAAGCACTTGCTAAGGCAGTCATCTTTGAACAGAATGATGAAACAACTAGACTTGGATTCACTAATGCACTTGGATCTTACCTTTCTGAGGTACAGGCAAGAAGGGGCATCACAGATTTCCAAGTTGTGTGTGATGAGTCAAACAACACTGCTAGTGTAATTGATCGTAACGAATTTGTTGCTGAAGTTTATGTTAAACCAACACGTTCTATCAACTTTATCACTCTATCGTTCGTTGCTACCAGATCTGGAGTTTCATTCAGTGAAGTCGTAGGACGTTCTTAATCCATAACCACAAACTCGTAGGAAGGTAAACTAAAATGGCTATTAACTCAAACGTATCTGAGTTTTTGCAGAAGATCAAGCAGGGTGTTAAACCCAATATGTTCTTGGTCGATATCGAGTTCCCTGGTACACTTGCTAAGAGTGCCTCAGATAAGGAACTTGTTAACGTACTTTGCAAATCCGCAGCTCTACCAGCATCAAACTTAGGTGTAATCGAAGTCCCATTCAGAGGACGTACAGTAAAAATCGCAGGTGATCGCACCTTCGATACATGGACAACTACATTCGTAAATGACGAAGACATGAGGATTCGTTCATTTATGGAAGATTGGATGGCTGCAATCAATTCACATGAAGGAAACGTGTCTAAGTTATTCAAACCCGAAACACAGGGTGATGGATATATGGCTCACCTTAATGTAAGGCAACTAGAGAAAGATGCAACTGCTGGTGGAGACATCATCAGAACATACAAACTCTGGCATGCATTCCCAACTAACGTCTCACAAATCGATCTTGCTTATGATAGCAACGATCAGGTTTCTGAGTTCACAGTTGAATTCCAATTATCCTATTGGACTGCTGAAACAGGAGGAGCAGCAAGTACCAATCCACCTAGCGTTCCTGTGGGTGTATAAATAAAAGGGTAACTGGTGAGAACACAATAATATGAGTCAGCTATTTGGCTTTCAAATTAACAAAAGGCAGGAACGGAAGGGTCAGTCCCCCGTTCCTCCTAATGCTGAGGACGGCGTTGCCGTAGCAGCAGGTGGTTATTTTGGCACTTATGTAGAGACTGACGCACAAGCGAGAAATGAATATGATCTAATCAAAAGGTATAGAGACATGTCTCTACACCCTGAATGTGATTCAGCAGTTGATGATATCATTAATGAGTTTGTGGTTAACGACTCTAATGATAGTTGCGTAGATATTAATCTCGATAACCTAGAAGTAGGTATGTCGGTAAAGAAAAGAATAAGGGAGGAGTTTGAGTATATCAAGCGACTCCTTTCTTTTGATTTAAAGGCACATGAGTTAATCCGTAACTGGTATATTGATGGTAGGATGTATTACCACAAGGTAATAGACCTAGCAGAACCAAAGAAGGGTATTACAGAACTTCGATATATTGATCCTCTTAAAATAAGAAGGGTCAGACAGAAGATTAAAACTGTAGATGATCCAACAGTAGTCAAAGGAACTGCACTCGAACATGAGTGGGGTGACTATGTTGACTATTATATTTTCAACCCTAAAGGATTTGGAAGACAATCCGCACTAGTTGGACCTGGAGATTTCACAGGAAACCAAGGAATTAAATTAGCATTTGATTCAGTAACCTTTGTCCACTCTGGACTACAGGATATGAATAAGAGAATGCATCTTAGTTTCTTGCATAAAGGAATCAAGTCACTCAATCAACTTAGAATGATTGAGGACGCACTAGTAATCTATCGTTTATCACGTGCTCCTGAACGTAGGATATTCTACATTGATGTAGGTAACCTACCTAAGGTGAAGGCAGAACAATACTTGCGTGATGTGATGTCTCGTTATAGGAACAAACTTGTCTATGATGCACAGACAGGTGAGATCCGTGATGATAAAAAGCATATGAGTATGCTAGAAGATTTCTGGTTACCTCGTAGAGAAGGTGGTCGTGGAACTGAAATTACTACCTTACCTGGAGGACAGAACCTTGGTGAACTTAAAGATGTTGAATACTTTAAGAAGAAGCTTTATAACTCGCTTAACCTTCCACCTAGTCGTCTTACAGACGATAACAAAGGTTTCAATCTCGGTAAGACTACGGAAGTTCTTAGAGACGAACTTAAGTTTAGTAAGTTCATTGGAAGACTACGTAAGAGGTTTAGCTTCATCTTCCAAGATATCCTCAAGACTCAACTTATTCTTAAAGGAGTAATTTCTCCTGATGATTGGGATGATATGCAAGAGCATATCCAGTATGACTATATACATGACAATCATTTTAATGAATTAAAAGAGTTGGAGATGCAAACCTCCAGAATGGCTCTTGTTACACAAATGGATCCATTCGTAGGTAAGTATTATTCTGTTGATTATATTCGCCGTGAAGTTCTTGGTCACACTAACAATGAGATTAGAGAACAAGACAAGCTAATGCGTAAGGAGATCGATCAAGGTCTTGTTATGGATCCAATCGATGTTAATTCATTCGATATGATGGATCGTCAGAATGATGCTTTTGCTCCTGAAATAGAAGCACAAAACGCCGAGGATGATCACACAAGAGAATTAGAATCAGCAAAACAACAGGCAAAATTAAAGCCTTCTCCAGCCAAAACTACTAGTAATAATAAATAGATAAGTACATCATGGAACAATCTAATCCCGAAGCAGAAATCGTTAATGTCGTTAACCATATAACTGATGGTAAACGTGCAGATGCAATTGATGCTATTCAAGATATTCTCTATTCTCGTTCAGCAGATGCAATAGGGACTTATAAACAGGTTGTAGCGAAATCTTTTTTTGATGAACCAGTAGGAGATACACCCAATGAAACTGATAACGGAACAAATTGAAGATGTAAAATTAATCACCGAAGGTAAAGGTGATGATAAGAAATTATACATCGAAGGTGTATTCTTACAGGCAGAACTTAAGAATCGCAATGGCAGAGTCTATCCATTTAAAGTTCTTGAGACTGAGGTTAGCAGGTACAATGAGGAATACGTTAAAACAAAACGTGCTCTTGGGGAGTTGGGTCATCCTGACGGTCCTACTGTTAATCT